CCGTTGCAATCGAGGTCACCTCCGAGTTGCGGGGTTGTATCCGCGACAACACTCGCCATACCGCCGCCATCATCACCGGAGAAAGCGATCATCAAGCCAACGACATCAGTATCAGAGAAAGTACCGACCTCAACCAATCCAGTTACGGCGACCTTGGAATAGGTCGAGGCAGATACAACGGCCCCATTCACCTTGAACACCTTCATAGCCGTGCTGGCGGAGCCTGCCTTGGTTATGTAAATGTAAGCAGAATTAGTGGCTGTCGGGTCGTCTAAGGTATCAATAAAGGCATTGATGCTAACAGAGTTGTTGTCCACATCATCAATGAAGAGCTGGGTAATACTGGCGAAAGTACCATGATTGGCTTTAATGGTCCCAACGCCCTCGTCGTCGTCATCAATAGCGGTATCCCAAGTCATCTGAATACCAGGAGCGGGGGTTAAACTAGCGACATAAGCCTTTATGCTTTGTTGGGTGGCGAGTTGAGTGTCGCTATTCGTCGCCATCGAGTCTTCATCGAGAATACCAGTGACAGTAGCTCCTGTCGCAAGTTGTAGGCTAGTTGTGAAATGAGCCAACGTGCCGTCAACAGTAGTGAACGCACCAGCCGCCGTGGCCGCGCCGCCGATAGCCGTACCATCAATCGTACCGCCATTGATGTCGATAGTAGTAACGGTACCAAGATCAGAAGAAGTTCCTGAGAAAGTAGCACCCGCTGCTGTGATCTGGGCGTCAGTCAGAGAAAGATTACCCGCTGTTGCCCCTGTACCAGAGGTCGTAGCGAAGGCAACCTTATCGGCGCTTTCATCCCAACCAATAAAGACATTTGCATCATCACCACGCTCTATGATAATGCCGCTATCATTAGTGGCACTACCAGTAGCCCCATTAGCCAACTCAATTAACAAATCACTCAGAACAAGATTTGTCGTATCTAAGGTGGTAGTCGTGCCGTTAACCGTAAGATTACCGCCGATGGTAACGTTGTCTGTTACAGTAACAGCATCGACCCAAAGATTCGCCCACCTGACACCCGTCGTACCGAGATCATCAGTACTATCAGTATCACTTACTATGCCCGCACCCATCGTAAGAATACCGCTAATCGTTGCAGAAGTGCCGACATAGAGTTTTTTGGCTATACCGAGACCACCGTCCGTATGAACAGAACCAGACGTACCGCTAGTGGTATCCGTAGTGTCGTCGATAGAAACAATACCACTGGTCGTAAGCGTTGAGAACGAACCTGCTGCCGGGGTTACCGAACCGATAATCCCGTCATAGAGCGTAGAGACCAACGCCCCCGTATTGGAATTGAATGTTAAGTTAGTCCCAGTCTTTGTCGTTTGGGCACCTGTAGCCGCAGTCACAAATAATGGGAAACAACTAGTATCAGTGCTTTCATCAGTCGGAGCGACATACCCATCCGCTTCAGTTATCCCTGCGGCTGTAAGACGAAGTTCTATACGATCTCCAGCAACGAAAGCTCGGCCCGTAGTACCCTCTTGCTCACGAACAATGGTAAGCGTGTCGGTTGAACGCGCTGTGCACTTAACAATCTCAAGATTATTGGAAGTGTCAATCAGCGTAGCGTAGAAATAATCACCCCCTGTCGGGTTAGGAAATAACGCGCCCTCGCTACCTGTAACAGCCATAGAAGTATCGGCATCACTGATCCCGCTAGCCAGTAGACTGAAGGCGTTATTTGTGAATAAAGCTTGTGCCATGAACTATCTCCTTAAGCCCATATGGGGGACCGGACTGTCAATGTTGCACGCCCAGCGCCAATATTAGCACGAGCCCTACGTTCTGCTACCTTAAATGTAAACTGCTTCGCATGATACGCAGCCAATTCTGTATCGCTCCAAGTTGTTTCGGGCATCGTTAAAAGACCCTGTAGCGCCCCATGAATAATCACAGTCTCTAGGTCATCCATCACCGTACCTTCCATACCTGTAGAACTGCGAAGGGGCTTCTGGGCTACAAACATCTCGATAGTGTCAGTACCATTATCAGGAACTAAAGCCACATGAAATGTATCGGGGTTGTTCTGAAATATGTACTGGGGCGTCGTACGCTCAGCCGCTACGCTAGATGGATACTTGGGATACAGCCGGTGTATATCCTCCAACGTCTTGACAGGTAAATCGTTTCCATTAATCGACGACGTAAGAATAGTATGGACTTCCGCACCCGACTCGGGGACAAAGGCATATTCATACGTTCCAGCCACCATAGTAATCGTCGCGTGTTTATAACGCCATGCACTAGTGCGTTCGCAAGCTTCAATAGCCGCATCACGAAGATGGGTAACGAGAACAGGTTGTGGAGCACCAGGTGCATAAGCAGCGATACGATTAACCAAAGTGGTATATAATGCAGTAGCCATTAAACGACCTCTACCTTAAGCGGGTCTTGCCCAGCATCTTCAGTATCCGTCACCGGTAATGATCCTTTAGTTACACCAAGCATCTCTGTATAGGAATCCTTGAAGAGTTTAGCACGCCCGCTTGTAACATGTTCGTTATCAACAGACTCAAGTAGGAATACCATAATATCTACCACAACGGGGAAGTATGCATCCGGAAGGAGTGTAACCGCCGTTGTGCCGTCATAAGTCGTAGGAACCTGCGAATATTCAATATCAAGCGTCTGTGCCGCAGGGGCTTGTGGGTAGATAAAAAATTTATTTGGGTTGCGAACATGACGCATCCAGTTAACAGCCGCAGCCGCAGTATCATTCGGCCATGTCGGAAGAGTCTGGTCGAGAGTCTCACGGTTAGCTTCAACCAACCCCACACCACTGCCGTTAATAGACAGAACTTCAATAATCCGTAGAGAATCAGATGGGGCTGATTGAAGAACTTCCCCTGCTGTACAGGCTACCGTACCTGTAAAAGCAAAGAGATCAGGACGCAGAAGCTGTATCCGCTTCAATGCTTGGTTGCCCATACCAAGCATAAAGGCATCGCTATACCTATACGTCGCGGTCTCATCTTGGACAATACGACGTACGTCAACAATTACGTCGTCGAGAATCATTTTTTCTTGCCTATGCCCCTGGAAGCATCAGCAGCCAAAGCAGCCTTAGTTTTCTTTTTAGGCTTGGCTTTTACTACTTCTTTCGGATCAGTAGACAAGTCAAGCTCGGACTTACGAGCCTTCTGCTTCTTCGTCAAAAAACGTTCTGGAAAGGCTTCCTCTTCCGTAACTTCTTCCATGTTGACGTTCTTGGCGAGGTTGTCGGTATGATAGAAAACTTGCCCATCAGTCTTGTGCCTCAGCCAACGCCCGGGGTTACCCATGTTGGGTTTGTGGGCCATATCGACCTCCTATAAAAATGAAGGGAGGGGGGCCGAAGCCCCCCAACCAACGAGATTACGAGCAGTCGATGCAAACAGCCCAAACACGCATCACAGAAGCGTCCTGCGGTGCAGTGAGGAACAGCATATCGATTGTGTCGGCAGAGCTGTAATACTTGCCGTTACCGAGCGCCGGTTCAAAGACGTTCGGAGTACCTTCAACGAGAGTGTTGTTGGTAGAGCAAGCGGAACCAACCGCGTTACAATCATGACCATTGATCCAGCCGTCAACGTCGCCACCGGTTTCCCCGATGTCAACAGTAGAGGCCGTACCATCAGCCGTGGTAACGTCAATACCGACAGCCATGACAAGCGTCTTGGCCGGAATATTGAGTACCTGCAACGTATCTGACGTTGCAAAAGCCGTGTCCCCATCAGTCACACGCTGAGCGGTGATGGCGACAAAATCAAGGTCCACCACCATTTTGTACATCTTGATGGGGGTTTCGTGATGGGCAGCACTCGTACCCACATTGACCTTGCTGGCCGACAAGTTGGCAATTGTATAAGCAGCCATAATTTAGGTTCCTTCCGCTTATGCGATTGTGATGATACCGGCGGTCAGCGCGGTGTCTTTTACGACTTTGTAGCCGTACACCTGCAAACCACGAATGATATCGCCAAAGGTGGATTCAGACCGGAGAGTCTCCATATTGGTCATCTGCGAAGCGAAAGTCAGCCCCTTCTTATGACCAGCAAAAAGAGTAAACTCACCAGCAGCGCCCGTTGCGGACAATGGCAGATTATGGCTCACATAGAGAGTGAACCGGTCAATGACACCAAGCCGACCATTACGCAGCGGCGAAGAACCGTCGCCAGTAATAGATGCATCCTTGAGATCGGACTGTTTGATTAAACCAGCCATCTTAGCAGGAATAATCATCCAGCGATCAGTCTCAGGGACATTAGCTTCGTCGAGGACCGTGCCATGATTAATGATCTCGGCCAAGACGTTCGAGGTCGTAAGAGCATTCGCCGTGCCAGTGACACCAAGGTCAATAGCAAGCGACTGCTCACCAGCCGTGAGACCACGGTTGGTTGATGCGACATCACCAGCGATATTACCGAGTACATCAGTGTCGATGGTAATCTTCATACGCTCGGAAGCGTCCTTAGACCACGCATCCATCATAGCGATGTCTGACTGCACTTGGTCAACATCATCTTCGACAGCGGCGAAGTATTTGCCTTTGTCGATGAGAAGCTGCAGCTTCGGCTTATCGGGGTTCTCGACAGTCAAGGTCTGACCCTTGACGTAATCATTGATCGTCAACTCGGGAGTCGTACGGATATTAACCGTATCACCATAGTTTTTGATCTCACCCTCGTAATCGGTATTGGCAATGAAAGCCAAAACCGTGGCGTCGTAGAAGTTTTCGATCAGCTTTCCAGCCCAGATTTCTGGGATGAAATTGCCAGTGTAGGCCGGATGGCCCGGAGATGTAGCGTATGCCATCTTGTGGCTCCTTTAACTACGCGTTGACAATACGACCTTCTTGCTGCGCAGCAAAAATGTCGCGCTCAATTTTGTCACGCTCCTCCTCGTTGCCCTTAAACTTACCTTCCCGAACGTCCCTATAAAAAGTCGTCAAGTCGTCAGGAGTGTAAGTCCTTTTTGTGTTGCCATGGGGGGTCGCGGAAGTGCGGCCTTTACCCGGGGCAACTTGTTTAGCAAGCTCGGAATTGGAAGCGCTCCGACTAGGTTGAGCTGGTTCCGTACCATTTGCCTGAACCCAAGATGTAAAGAAATTCGCAACCCGATTAGCGTCCATATCGCGTTGGGCACCATCGAGGTACGTCTGACGAGTCATATTGGTGAGAGGATCAATTTCCAGTAACCAAGTTTGGAACTCGGAACTATCGTTAATCTCACGCCAATTAGGCACTGCATCAGATAAAGCAGACCAGAAATTTTGCTCGATACTCTGCGTTTGTTGGTTAGCAATCTGCTCAACACGAGGGACAACTTGCCCCTGTAGCTGCTGAATAGTCGCGTTCAACGAGTCAATCTGCTGTTGATAACCACCGGTTATCTCTTGGCTGACCTTACGCATAATATCAATCGACTCCCCGTACTCCTCAACTTCGTCCTCCGTAAGGAGGGACTTGGGTTGTTCGGGTTCAGGAGTAGGTGCGGGGGTAGCCTGCATAGTGGAAATAAGTTCTTCCATTTGTTGCAGCCGTCCACTCAACTCTTGATT